AATCAGGATCTTCTTCTATGTCGTCTAAATATTCATTATAACTTTTATCTGAAGGTATTGTACCTGCTTCTAAATCTTCTAAGTATATTTCATACACAGGGTCCGATCCTTTTTTAAATCCTATTCTGCCACCTTGAGCTACTTCTTCTCTATCATCTATTAGATTTAAGTTTTGATCTATGAAATCTTTTTTGTTTTTTATAAATTGATTATATATGTTTGGGTTACTAAAAAAATTAGAAAACATTTTATTAGAACCTTGATTAACAAAACCTTGATCACCTTGATTAACTGGAGAAGTATTTTGTGAACTACTAAACATTTGTGGATTTTTTCTAATAAGGTCAGCAATCATTCCTCCCATACCACTACCCCCTTCAAATGAGGGTGCATCTCCCGCACTCATTGAAGCTGATGTTGGTTGAAATACTCCCGCAGATCCCCTAACTAAATTACCTAAACCGTAACCTATTCTACCACCGTTAGCTCTCATTTCTTTATCTTCAGAGAGTCTCATCATAAATTCTTCTTGAGAAATCCCTGCATCTTCCAATGATTTTAAAAGATCATTTTTTAAAAATATTCTTGTTTCTTCAGATACGCCTGGTGCAGATTTTTTATAAGTATTATACTTATTAATTAAACCTGTCATAGTCGTGTCTATTGTAATAGGAGAACCTGATTCTGCAGCTCCTGGATTACTTTCAAGCATCATTTGTTCAGACATAAATTCATTAGCACCATTTCCATAACCTATTCTACCACCATCTTTTTTACCACCAAAGAAATTAGTTAAGTAACCTGCGTACTCTTCTTGTTTTTCTGTTTTTTTAGCTTCATCGTAAGCTTCTTCTGTAAGTTCTACTCCAGCATCCTCTGCCAATGCTTTAGCTTCAATGTATGAAGCTGTGAAAGCTACTGCTCCCAATACTGCTGCTTTGTCAAGCATAGGTTTTCCGCCTGGACCTGGTTTTGTAAAAGCTGCTTGACCTCCTCTTTTTAAAAGATCTAATGCTGCATTTCCTTTTTCTGCTGCAGATGTGTCAAAACTTATAATTGATTTAAATGAATTCATAGCTGATGGTGAATTTTTTATAAATTGATTTTGATTTTGAGAAGCCAATTCAGCAAGTCTTTGGGATTCTAAACCTACATTCTTAGCTGCGTCTTGAGTTAAAAATCCTTCTATGCTTTGAGGTTCTGCGCCTACACCTTGAACTCCTTGAGTTCCTTGGTTCGAAAATAATTTACCAAGACCACCTTGATCACTAACCGGATTAGTTAAAAGTCCTCTTGTTAAACCTGCTGAAGCATTATATCCTGAAAAAGGATTAAAACCTGTTTGTAAATTTTGAGCTCCACCACCAATATATCTAGCACCTTGTCCTAGTGCATAATTCATACCACCAGCTTTTAAAGAGTCTCCAATACTTCCTGTTTGATCAAAGGTACCTATACCTGACATCCCTGCTGCAAGTAATGGGTTAAAAGGTGCAACAAACGGCGCAGCTTTAACTGCAATATCTGCTACTTCATTGGGTATAATTTTTCTAGCGAATTTTTTAAGTGAACTACCCCAACCAAAATTCTCTCTTGGTGTAACGTCCATAATTCCACCGTTTGCTCTCAGTTGTCTGTTCATCAAAGATCTAGATATTGCCATAATTTAAATATATTTATATTGTTAAGCAGGCATCGAAATCCTGTGATAAGGTACTTTATTTGATTTTTTTGGTATCGTCAACAGGTTTTACAGGTCGTGTAGCTTGCCACAAATCATCTCTAAAACGACCTCTATATTGATGGTCTCCAATATGAGTAATATAGTCATCTATGTAACCATACACCTTGCCGCCTATATCTGCCCATCTTTGACAGAAACCAAAGTCTTCTCCATAATAACGTTTAGTTTTAGTATCATGCAAAGTGTCAAAAAGATTATACATATTGTCTTTCTTAACTTCTTTACCGTTGATAATAGTAGGTTGGAAAATCTCTAGTTCAGGATAAGCTTTAATCATCTTATCAAAAACTTTTCTCTTAATTAACATACACCCAGTAGGGGCATGGGTCATCTCAATAACCCCTTTATCAACTGTTATGGAATGTGGGTCTTTTATTTTAACAGGGAAAGTATACCCTGCTATAGCTAATTCTTCAGCTTTGGTAACAGCGTTTTCTTTAATAGTAGTTCTTCTCCACATCTTATCCCAATTTAAATCTTTCATAGGATAAGGACATGATATAATATCTTTGTCTTTTTCAAGCATTTTAAAAATAGTTTTTGCTTCAAAATCTATATCTGAGTCTATAAACAATAAGTGAGTATAATTCTCAGGACCATTTAACATTTCAGCTACACATAAATTTCTTCCTTGTGTTACTAGTGAAGATTTTAGTAAAGTAAAACTTACCATTATTTTCTTTTGCCAACACTCCATTTGAAATTTTAAAACCGCTTGTGTGTAATGCATACTTACATCGCTATGACAAGGAGTGCATACCATAATTTTATGAGGAGAACGTTCTAAATTTATTTCTACAACCTCTGTACCTGAGTCTACTTTGTTTGTTTTTATCGTTTGATAAGTGTCTGCATTAAGTGTAGTAGCTTTGTTTTCGTTAAACCATATAGGTTCGTTAGGCTTTCCCATGCTGTATTGCTCCTTCTAAAAATTTAGTCCAAGAGGATGCTTGCTTAGGCCACCCGTAATAAATTTTTGCATAACTCGATTGAGAATCGAGATGATTAATAATACTTTTGTCATGTATAGTTTTCGCTGCTGCTTCTATACCATAAGCAAATTTCTCAGCTAATCCTCTGTAATTTTCATCATAGGGTATATACATTGGAAATTCTGCACCGGTCTCAAATAGAGCTCCATAGTTCGTAGTAATGCAATACAGGCCCGCGGCCATAGATTCTAGTAAAGATATACAAGAAGTTTCTTCAAAGATACTTGGGTAAACGTACATGTTATAGTTATGTAAATTATCTAAAATATAATCATTAGGTTTATATCCAATGTAATTAACATTAGGTAAGTTTCTTGCTTGTTCATATAAAGATTCATAGTCTTTATCATTATTATCATAAAAATTTTTACCATATACTTCAGTCGATGAGTAAACATCTAACGTAATCAAAGGGTTTTTAACTAACTGCATTGCACCTAGTAAAACTGAAAGTCCTCTCCAAGGCGTGTTTTGATGTATGATTTTAAGAGGCTGTCCTTGTTTATAGGGAGCAGCTTGTTTTATATCTTTGCGTAAACCATTTTTTATGACAATACATTTATGGTTAGGTAGATTGTACATCATTCTAAATTTCTCATAGCTCCAATGAGAATTGAATACATACCAATCATATTTATGATGATTGGATTTATCACTCATCCAGGGAGCAATATTAGGCTGATCGTATGAATTTTTTTGCCAAAGTATGTTTAACTTTGTAGGATGTAAGGGAATTTTTTCAGGAACAGATGTAGTAATTTGAACTTGATCTAATAACTTTGGATCAACGTGTTTTCTTAAATATTCAAATTGAAGTTCTGTCCCGCCTTTAGGGTTTTGGTTTGTCATTATTTTGATTCATTACTTTCTGTAAAACGTTTAGTCCTTTTGGTGATACATGAACTGTCAAATCTTGAGCAACATGTTCTGCTACTGTTTCAGTATTTGGATCAGCAATATCAGCGTCTTTCTCTGCTTCGTCTTTATACGTTTTATTAGTTCTAGTATTTCTTAAAACTACTACTGTCGTACAATCTATTTTTAATATGTCTTTATCCATTTTGTTGTGACCTATCTATTAAGGCATAACTAACAACACCTGTAATTTCATTTGCTGTGTCCGCTTGCATTTTTATAGCATCTCCTGCTTCTAAATTCAAGGTGTTTGTTAACATATTAACCGTATTTTCATTAAGTATCTCATGGGATATTAGTACATCCGCACCTGCTCCATTTTTTCTAATTAATAAATCGGTATCAACGTTACTAGCAGTGTTATGAACAGCTTGAATTGTTTTAACTATCCCCACAGCCGATGTAGGAATAGTCAACACTGTTGTAATATTAGTTGTTGTTAAATCAAAAGTTTCGTTTCTATATTGTATAGTCATTAGGATAAAAAATAGTTATAGGTATCTTGTTCTTCTTTTAAATCGTTTTGAAATGAAAAATTAAGTTGGTCTCTTATAGTTGCCAAAGACTCTAAAATCTGTCTTTGATTTTCTACTTCATAATCTTGTTTAGGTTCAGGTATATATGCAGTTACTTTAGCCATTATCTTCTACCATCGGGTTTTGCATCTAATCTTAATGTACCATAACGCCAGGTTTCACCAACAGCGTCGTTAGCTATTTGAATTGCTACAAATCTTGCTCGTGCACGAGTATCTATTTTATCAGTAGTAGTGGTGATTGTAAAGGGTCCTAAAGAAGAACTCACTGCTGTCTCACTTGGGTAATCATTTAAATATAAAGTTATTTTTGAATTACCGGTTAATATTTTAAAATCAGGTATAAATCTTTTAACAGACATCATGTATTCTCCGTCGCCTGTAAGATCTGCTATATTATTATTATTAGTTATCTCGAAATCTCCAGATTGAATAAAAGCATTAATTGAGGTTGTACCACTACTATTTATTTGATCGGTTCCTGTTTCTTGAGCATAGTAAGTAGATGCACCATACTTAGCTGTTATTCCTTGTATTGGAAAATTAGGTAGAGCAGTTTTATTGTAATCAGTTGCATAAGGTAGTTGATAAACTCCTTGGTCAACATAACTTGATCTAGCAAGTGAACTTGTAGTCCAAA